GAAGTTGGCGAATCTGTCCCAGTCCATTGCATGCTCCGATATTGGTAGCAGAGGCCGGATTTGCACCGGCGACCTCCAGGGTATGAACCTGGCGAGCTACTGGCTGCTCTACTCTGCGTCAAATTGGTGTCCGCCTTCTTCGGCCCGAATCAACCTGATAGCGCAAGTCAGTTCGGACCAGGCGGACATAAAAAAGACCCCGGCCGGCCGGGCCACTCCCAACCCATCGGGGCAGAAAAAGAAAAAACCCGCTCAAGGCGGGTTTGGGGGATGCTGGCCAATGGGTTCGGTGGGGTCGGCCAGCGAAATCAAATTGTTTCGGTCACCTCTGGCAACCATAGCTGTTTTGTACCACTGGACTGCCGGGCAGTCAACAAATTGCCAGCGTTATTTTGACAGTGAACATATGAGCAGTTACGCGGCCATGGCCAACATGGCGGCCACCATGTTGATGCCGATCTCCAAGCGCTTTACCGCGGTATCGCGATTCACCCGCAGGCGCTTGGCCAATACGGATTTACTGATGGCCCGGTAATCGTCTCCGTCCGGGAAAGCGTAGTAGTGGCGCAAGGCCTGATAGGCCTCCGGGTTGTTGTCCCGAACATGCCGGATCACATGGGCGTCGAATGCCTCGCAGTCGTTATCCTCCCAGGCTCTCACGGGCCGCTCGTCGTTCTCCACAATTGTGCCGACCAGGCGGTCTACCATCGGCCCCATCCAGCTGATAGCCCCTTTCGGCCCCGGTGTGGCCGTCCGGCACCAGATGCCCCACTGCTCCAGTGCAAACTCAGCTTGTGCGTGTACCAGTGCCATATCAGTCTCCTATCGAACAAGAATCGCATAACAAAACAGCACTGGACCTGTCAGCCAATAAACATACCTTGGAATGCGCCTCAGGCTGCTTTCGCTTTTTTTCGCTTCAAGCCTTGCGACTGCAATAACAAGATTTCGAACAGCTTCGCCGAGCATGACCCATAGCAATAAAGAAAAAATTGATAGAAAAACCATTACCGCCTCTCCTTCGCCAGTTATCGTGGTTGCCGGGCTATATCGCGCCCTTTTGGAGCCTTCATCCACCAGCCTTTCTGCGAACCTTCACGGGTGTACAGGTATGGCCTGAAAACCTTAGTTTTCCCGTCCTCGCTCAGATTCAGAAACCCCCACTCTTTGGTGCTACCCGCCCTGTGGAAAAACAGTGTCCAGCAATTTTGCGGTTCGTGCTCAGGCCCGCCACACATAGGGCGCTGAAAGGGCCGACCATCAAGAGGGCATGGAAGCACCACCCTATGGAAGGTGTCGCCGGTCAGGGAATTGAACCAGCGAACCTTCCGAGGCCCATCACGACGCTCCTCGAAGTACCAGCCATGCAGAACCAGACTGAATGCTCTGGTCCACGGGTGGTCATGCAAGCCCCTGTCAGGATCGCTACCCACAAACCGATGCAGATAGAAACGCCACCCTAGAATGGTGAACAGGTAATAACGCTCCAGATACGGCACGGAACCATCACTGATGATTCGAGCCGGCAATCTGCCGGCCAGCCAATACAGAAACTTGTTCATGCCTTCTCCTTTTCCAGTTCCCGCTTCATTTTCGTGAATGCCAGCTTGATCTCGATGAGATCCTGGATTGTGTATTTCTTTGCCTCGTGCGGGCCTTCCAGCCAGTCCACGGCCTTCTGCCCGATGCGCTCAATCAGGCTGATGCGGTAATCCACCACCCTGCCGGACATGTCCCGGTTGCAGCGTTTGCACTGCCTGTGCGCGTTCAGGGGCTCAAACCGCAGCTCCGGGCTGGCGCCTACCGAGCGGTAGTGGCCGCAATCCCATGTGCCGCCCACGGCCTGGGCCCGGACCTCTCCGTCATTGCGCCCGCAGCTGATGCAGGGCTTGCCATGGTCACGTTCACGGATATAGGCGTTAAATGCCTTCTGTGCGTCCCGCATGTGGTCCGAGCGCTTCTTGATCCGGCGCTTGGCTTCCCGGGTTTCTTTGCGACGCTCTGCCGCCCGCTTCTTGGCCTTGAGGGACGGGCCGGCCGCTTTCGCGCACGGGATGGAGCACACCAGCTGCGAGGCCATGGCCGGCCTGAACCACTCCCGGCAGGCTTTGCATTTGCGGCGGCTGGCTCTCAACGTCACACCACCCCCAGCGCAGCCAACTGCAGAACGATTGCCAGACCGCCAAGGGTGGCGCATACCCAGTCACGCACCTCAAGGGCCAGCAGGGTGCCGAACACCGTGGCCACCAGAACCAGTATTTGCATCGTCATTGGCTGGCCTCCCGGTATTCGGCATAGACCGCCTGAGCCTTCTCGCTCCAGTGGACGCCGTTTTGTGAGCCGTAGCTGTAAATCAGCTCTATCAGCTCGGAGAATTCCGCCTTACGCATCTTGCTGGTGCTGTGGCCGAGCATGACCACGCCGCCATCAATGCCCATGGCTATGCGGTTTTCACGCTTGAGTGCCGCGGTGAAAACGTCCTTCCATTCCTCCCGGGAGGCCGTGCATTTCTCGCCATTGATCAGCAGGGTGCACTGGCAGGCCACGTCCTCGAGCAAGCACCAAAGCTTCGCGTTTTGATCTAAGGAGCGTTTGGGCTCACGCAGAGCCAGCTCCAGCGCCTGCCGCCCGGCCCCGAACTGGTCCGCCAGCAACTGCCCGGCATGCTGCAGGGCTCGCTGGTAGTTGTCCGGGCGAAGTCGGTAAATCTTCTCTCTGCTCATTTGGCCCCCTGATACTTTGGCGTGCAGATAACCAGCGGATCGCGCTTGCCCACTTCGGAGTGCGGCACCACGCGCCAGCGGTACTGCTCGCCCCTTCCAGCGCGGACGATGACGTGAGCCTTCCCGGTGGTATTGGTCAGCCACTCCAGCTCTTCCACAGCCGCCTCCTGGTCGTTGAATACGGTCATAACGCCCCCGACAAATACCGCGTAACCGCGTTCTGCTCATGCTGGGCCACCAGCTCAGCAACCTGATTCGGAGCCTGACCCGGCAGGCACCAGCGGGAGAAGCGGCCCTGCCCGATCAGATCAATCAGGCCCTTGTTGCGCATGTTCATGAGCTCCCACTGGGTTTTCTTTCCCGGGAGACCCAGGCACCGGGCTATCTCGCCCCGGCTCATGGGTCCGTCTTGCAGCAGGGTCAGGATTCGGTCTGTGTGGGTCATGCGGCCTCCTTCACTGCCTTGAGAACCCTGGCCACAGGCAGCGGGCAAACGGCGTTGCCAAGTAGATGCATTGCCAGAGGGTGGTTTTCAGGGAGCTGATAGGTCTCCGGAAAGGTCATTGCTGCCCTGCCCTCAAATCGGGAAATCATCCGCATGCGGTTGCCGTCTACGATGGCCCAGCGATCCCGGGTGGTAATCGTTCCGATAGGGCGATCAAGAGACCGGCCCGTTTTCCCTGATCCGCTCCCGTAGTACGGCATCAAAAACCGTTCGCCGAACTTGGCGCGGCCCGCCTTCACTCTCTCCAGCGTTGCCTTTACCCGGCCAGGCCGGTCTATCTGACTCCAGTTGCCCGCCTCGAAATCAATAAAACTGGATGCCGGCTTGTGCTCGTAACGAGGCAGATTCAGCAGCAGTGGCGCTTTTGTCTTGGTCAGCACCAGGAACATGCGGACGCGATTTTGTGGTGCCCCAAGGTCTGCCGCGTCGATTACATGCGGTGAAACCACATACCCCAAGGCTTCGACGGCCATCTTCCAGGCGGGATAAAGCGGCCAGTCGAGAAACTCCTTAACATTCTCAACAATCGCCACTTCTGGCTGATGGAATTCCAGAGCAGAAACCACCGCCCACGCAGTTGAACGGCTGGCGTCATGTTGAGGATTGCCATTGTCTTTGCCGCGGGCTCTGCTATGACCCTGACAGCATGGGCTGGCCAGCAGAATGTCGTGCTCCGGCACCTGAGACCAATCAGCTTGGTGCAGATCCTGGCAAACGTGCATAGCACCTGGGTGGTTCTTGCTGTGCCACTCCACGGCGTCCGGCCAATGGTTTGCGGCCCAAACCACTTCATAGCCAGCCATTACGGCACCAGTGGAAAAGCCGCCACCTCCTGCAAACAGGTCGATTACCCTCACGCCGCCCTCCCCGCTTTCCGCGTCATGGCCGCCCGCTGGTTGCCGGTGAGCCGGTAGTTTTTGTTCAGCACGCCGGTTTCAGGGCAGATCACGCGCTGAATGCCGGTGATGTGGCCCAGGTCTTCCAGCTCTCGAAGGCGGCGGCACAGGGTCTGCACCAGGACACCAGAACCGCGGGCAATCTCGTTTCGAGTGGCGCCGAATTGGCACCGGTACAGGTACTGCCGGATGCGTTCGCGCTGGGTTGCTGCGTTGTGTTTCATGCCACACTCCCCTTGCTTTCCAGTTGTCCGGCAACCTGGTCCAGGGCTTCGGAAAGCCGCAATGCCCCGGGTTTCTTCTTGGTGCCCTTACGCATCACCTGAAGGCAAAGTTTCGGCTTGCCGATCAGGCGGGGTTCTTGCACGAACTCTTGGTGCTCACCGCTGTTGGCCGCCTCAGTCATACCCAGCAGCTTCGCCGGGAACTGCTCCGGCGGGCGGCTCAGGTAGCCCATGAACCGCTTCACGAATTCGTTACCCTTAAACGGCAATTCCTTCTCGGTGACTTCGCAGAGCTTGATCCAGCCGCCCATGTCCTCGATGGCGGCCATGGTGCGGCGGTCATCGAACACCACGGATTCGTACGGGCCCACGGTGCGGATGGCCTGCTCCACCGTCGACCAGGCAGACAGCGCCCGACTGTCCCCGTCGCCTTCGATGTGCCGCACAATGTCCGCCGGCTTCGGCGCAAAGTCCCCGTGCTTCGGGTCATTGATGTGGGCTGTCAGGCCCTGCTTGATCTGGTCGATGTCGAAACGCTGGAGGGCGTTGAAGATCAGGCCCAGGGCGCCATCGCTCGGTTGCTTGCCGTACACCTCGGCAACCTGGCTCCAGATTTCCACAAATGCCGGGTAGTCATTGGGGGTCATAGGGAATACCTCGCTCTGCCGCCATGCGAATTGCCCGCTCTCGGGGTGTTTCTTTCTGCCCTGCCGCCGCCTGCCGGTTTCCAGAACGAGCAAACCGATGGGCATTACGTATCCAGGTGTTCATGGCCGCGTGCCAATCCTTCATGGTTGAACCCTTGGCCTGGTGGTGGTCGCAGAACTGGGGGAATTCGGTAACCAGTGAGACGCCAAGCTCTTCAGCCAAGCGTTTGTTGGTTTCGTTGGGCCTGAAGTCTTCAGGGAGCTGGGCTGCGCGTTTCGCTTTCCCCCCTTGGGGGGATACAGGGGGGGTCTTATCTTTATTCTTCTCTTCTCTTCTCTTCTCTTCTCTAGGTAATGCTCCGGTAACGGTGTTGGCGTTACCTTTGTCGTTAGCCTCTCCGTTACCTTGGCGTTCCTTGGCCTTATGTGCGGCAACCCGCTTTGCAGTGCTGGCGCGGGTTTTAGCGGTTTTCCCGTTGTGGCGGTCGAAATTCGGCAGGGAGATGCTCTCGCCGTCATCATTCATCCAGCCTGCATCAACCACTGCATCGCAGAAGCCGTTAACGCACACATGCCGGTCGAGTAATTTTTTGGTAACGGCGGGAGCGTTACCGTTTTCAGTGTGTTGGTCGAACCACGACCAGACGCGCAGGAGTTTGCCCACAACCGCATCTGGATCGATGTCCAGGCACTCAGCGATAGCCCATACCTCGGGCTTTTCATGAGTGCTGATTTCGAATTTGATCCAGTCGCCAGCCATGCTTACGCTGCCTCCCGCTCACGAAGCAGAGCATCGACGTTGCAGTGGTGGACCTTGTACTCAACCACCCAAACCCAGGGGTTGACATCCCAGTTCCCGTAGATGGAATTCCAGAGTGGCCGGAACGCATCTATTGCGGCATAACGCTGGTCGAGTGGTGCTCCAATCCCTTCGGCAAGAGCGTCTTCGTTGCTAATCTCCTGCAACCGCTCAACGCGCACATCGGTGATTTCGAGGGTCAGGCGGGAGGCCCAGCGGGGCATGTGGATTGAAGGCACCCATGAGCCCGGCTTGCAGCGCTCCCAACCAGCACGGAAAATAGCGGCCTGATATTCGTCTTCAGGGTTGATGATTTTGGTTACGCCGGTGCTTTGTGCGTATGCAGTGCGCGGCACCTTAGCGAAAGCTTCACGGACATATAGAAAATCTCCGGGCTTACCGAAGGGGCACAATTTCAATGCGCTGACATAGCCATCTTCAGTTTCCACAAACGGATACCCAGCCGGCACATCTTCTGCGCCGCGTGGCTCGTCAAAATTGGCGGCCATGTCCGCATTCACGGCCCGCCGCGTCTGCGTCTTGTGACCTGCCAGAATCGCCTTCACCATGTCCGTGTTGAAAAGTATCGGTCTTGCTTTCATAATCACCTCGTTGCTTTAGATGAAAGCCCCGGTTATCGCCTACCAAGCGCCGGGGCTTTTTCGTTTTCGTTCATCAAAATCTGGCGGTAGCCCGCCAACCTCACCACTTCGCAGGTGACTCGTTTCCCGCTATGTTGGAAGTCCAACCAACCAACATTGAGGAAATCACTCATGTCCGAGATCGCCTTTAAATGCCCGCATTGCGGTGGCAATAGCCTCAAGACCACTCCCGACCCCGAGGACCACACGCCCGTCATCTGCGACGACTGTGGTAAAAAGATCCCCTACGGGCAGCTCAAGAAAGATGTTGTCGATCAAGCGAAGAAAGCTCTGACGGACTCCTTCCGGGGCATCTTCAAGAAATAGCAAAACGCGCTTAATCCAGTCCTCAAGCGGTGCGGCATCAACGGCCAGGGTTAACTTTCCCTTCATGCCGCGCCTCCTCTCTCCAGCATGGCCACCTTCGCTTTTAGCTCTGCCAATTCCTGCTCAGGGCTCACTTCCTTCCGCTGGCAGTACAACTGGCGAGCCTTGCGCATGCCCAGGTACTGGCTTATGGCGTTGTTGCCGGCCAGATCCTCGATGTCGGCAATCATGTCCATATCCAGATGGCGGACACGGCTGCCGGTTTTAGCGTGGTGGTCGGAATTCAGGAGGGTGTTCAGGGTGCCCACGGACATACCCAGCAGGTCTGCCCAGTTGCGCTGGGAGCGCTTCACACGGGCCTGCCGCAAGCACAAGCGCAGGGCCTGCGCCCAATGGGAGCAACCAGCCACGGCCACCGGGTCTACGTCCTGCAATTGCGCATCAACGGCGCCGAGAAGCGGCATTGTTCGCTGCTGTTCGCTCATGTTCGCTCTCCTGAAAATTCGTAAATAAAAGACGCCGGGGTTATGCGGCGGTTTCATCCCAAGGGAAGTCAGGGCAAAGGTCACGGCGGGAGAATTCGCCATCGGTTGCGCGCTCAGCCCTTACCGACACCATTGGCCCCGGCTTGAAGGCGCCCCGGCACCACCCGCTGACAGTGGACTGATCCACATCCAGCGCCTTGGCTGTGGCCTCCTGGGTACCGAAGTGCTTAACCAGTGACTGGTAGATGTTGTCCATTTTTCGATCTCACATATTAGATTTCTAATAGAGTAAGGCATTAGAACTCTAATTTGCAACCATATTAGGCACCTCATATAAAGGCAGCCATGGAACTTAGCGAAAGAGTGAAGGCTGCTCGCTCACATGCAGGGCTGAAGCAACCGGAGCTGGCCAAGCTTGCAGGCGTTACGCAAGCTGTCATCTCAAATCTAGAAAGAGGGGTTGCGGGAAGCTCAAAAAAGCTGCCCAAAATCGCTCGTGTCTGCGGGGTAAGGGTCGATTGGCTGACTATGGAGTCAGGGCCTATGCTTGACGATCCGGCAACAGTGCAGGCCAACGGCGGCGACGTTGAGCCTGGCCCAGACATGCCGGGCTCAATACCCATAATTAGTTACATCCAGGCCGGGGAGTTTTGTGAGGCGGTTGACCTGTTTCAGCCCGGTTACGCAGAAGACTTCTTACCGATACGCCCAGCAAATGCCGGTCCTCACGTTTACGCATTGCGCGTAGAAGGCCGGAGCAACCACCCCGTTATTCAGGATGGAGAGGTTGTTATTGTCGATCCTGACAAATCTCCTGATTCGGGCAAGTTTGTAGTTGCAAAGCGGCATTCTGACGGCCATGTCACCCTGAAGCAGCTTAAATACAGCGAGGGAGTTCCGTATATTGAGGCTGCCAATGAGAATTGGCCGGACCGGATAATCAAGGTTGATGGGGACTGGTCCATCTGTGGCGTGGTGGTAGGGAAGTATCAGCCAATGTAGCGCCCTCATCCGCGGGACGGGCGAGGAGAAAATAACTACCCTGGAGGGACGGCAGGGAAATGGACAGAAACAATAATATTGTCACTCCATTCAAGATTTCTTATCAGGGGAAGCAGACAGATCATCACTTCATGGATGCAGCAATGTTCGGCGAGTCTATAGCCGCCGCAGCACGCATTTATACTGCTACTGCCCATTTTTGCGTCTTTGGTGAAGTGCCGAAGGGGAATTACAAGAAAGAATTTCTCTGTTTCACTGCTGCTCCCAGCCAGGGGTCCCTAGAGGCGATAATGTGTATCGCCCCAGTTCTTGCCGATGGAAATTTGTTTGTCGCTTCATACAAAGAAGCAATGTCCACCCTGTTCTGGATGGTGATAGACTCACTCAAGGAAATGTGGACACGAGACTCTAAGGGGGATGTTGTGAAGGAGCTTGCGGAGGCGATCACCAAGCTGGCTGAAAATAGCTCAGATACACAGCAGATCCTCGCAAATGGCCTTGTAAGGTCCAATGACAACCTGGCTTCGCTGCACGAGACGTTAATAAGGACGCTTCCAGAACTGGCGGATAATAACCGCAATCACGGGCGAACCATGGTGACCCCTATAGGCAGGGCCTGTTCGCAGCTTGTTCAGAATGCAGACAGCAAGGCGCCAACGGTGATTGCCGAACCTGAAGCCAAGGCTATCAAGTCTACGGATGACCTTATTGTCGAAAATTCTCAAGAAATGCGGTGCCTTTCGATCAGCAGCCTGAACAGAAATACAGGCCGGTGCGAGATTACCGTCGAGCAGTATGTGGGGCTGCTGAAAGGGAAAATCACCGACCCAACGCTGGATCAGCCCGGCAACGTTTATACCCACTCATTTGACCAGCAGACGCCTTTCCGAATCACGGCCAAGCCTGTACTGAAAGCCGGCGAGATTCACACCCTGTACATCTCTGACGCGCGCGCTGAATAAAACCGCACTACGCTAGCGTCACCAAGCCCGCCAAGCGCGGGCTTTTTTGTGCCACCAAATCTATTTCCGCCCTCCCTCCACAATAATTTGTGACCAACCAGTCACAAAAAATTAGCCAATATATTAGATTTCTCATTGACCATTTAAATTAGATAACTAATACTGGTCCCACGCTAAACGAACAGCCCGGAGCCAGACATGAACTCAGCCCTCAGAAACCAGCAAGCCATGGCCAGCGCGCAAGCGGCGTATGACAACGCCCTGCCGGTGGACGATCTGGATTTCCTGGATTGCGCCGAGGGCGAGGAATGGCAGAAGGATGCCGCCGAGGAACTGGCGGGCGGCAACGAAATGCACCACAGCCTCGAAGGCGTGCCGGTTTTCCAGCATGACCTGATCCAGAAGCTGCTTGGCAGCGAGGAAGGCCAGGAAAAGATGGAGTGGCTGCTGTCCTGCCTTCTGGATGACCTGATTACCGGTGGCGATGACAACGCCCTGCGCCGGGACGTTTGCGAGACCGACATTAAGAAGTGGGCGCTGGGAGTGGCCGAGCAGATGGTTGCTCCCTATGCCCAAGCCCACGTTGAAGCACGGATGGAGTCGTAACGATGAATGCAGACCTGAAAAACGCCCTGCGCAACCGCGCCCTGCAAGAGATTGAGGGTCTGGTCGCCAAGGGAGCAAAAGCGGCGCTGGGTGGCGACATTGATACCGCTCGACGCAGCACAGCAACCCTGAGCGGCTGGCATGGATGCTCCCTGTGGCTGGCAGATGACGATGATTTTGCCGCCGCAACCTCACGGGGCCGGATGTGGGTATGCGCAGCAATCGCTCACCACGTAGGTAACCGCTATGTCCTGAGCGACATGGACAAGCGGCTGGCATGGAGGGACGCAGCATGAACCGCTACTGGAACATTATTCTCGGCGGTTTCGCCCTGCTCTCTCTTCTCGCCATCTATTGCATGGCCGGCGAAATGGATTACCAGGACGCCCTGACTCAAGAGCGCATCACGTGCGAGATGGTGGAGCGCGGCATATGGCCTGAGTGGCAGGCGCGCAATCTGGACTGCAAAAACGAACAGAACGTTGTGGGAGTAAGGGGATGAGCATTCACCACGAGGCTGTAGCCAAGGCAAATAAGACGCTGGGAGATCTAGCCGAAAGATCAGGGGGCCTCAAAAAGCTGGAGGACGGTCTTGAGCGGACCCTGAAGCACGGCGGTCAAGTGATTGTGGACGTTTACCTGGAAGGCATCGGGAGCTACCGCCTCTACGTCGCCAGCCAGAAACACGATCAGTTGGTCCATGCGATTAAGCGGGAGATCACCCATCAGCTTGGCGCAGTCGACAATCGCCGTCGCCAGGCTCTGGACAACCTGCGCGCCCAGCTTGCCGCTGCTGAATCCAATGGAAATCAAGACTAACGAACGACAGCGCTGATCTGTTGTTTTGCGGGGTCCGCCCCGCCTTTTATTCGAGCAAGGAGTGGAGCCATGGGAGCAGATTGGCGACAGCTTCAAGAGCAGGAAGAACAGGAACAGTGGGAGAAAGAGCATGAACAAGAGTGAGCAGATTAACGAATTAGCGGTGGCTATGGCCAAGGCCCAGCTTGAGCTGGAGAACGCCAGCAAGAACGCAGCAAACCCGCACTTCCGCAGCAAGTACGCCGACCTTGCCGAGGTGCTGAACACCGTGCGCCCGGTCTTCGCCAAGCATGGGCTGGCCGTGATCCAGGCACCCGAGTATGGGGACGGGATCGCCGCTGTAGAGACGATGGTGACTCATGCGTCCGGCCAGTGGATTAGTTGCACCGTGTCCGCCCCGGTGAGCAAGCAGGATGCTCAGGGCGTGGGCTCTGCTATCACCTACTGCCGCCGCTATGGGCTGGCCGCTATGGCTGGTGTAGCGCAAGAGGATGATGACGCCAATGGGGCTGTGTCCGGGCCAGGGAAGAAGAAAGACGCGAAGCCAAAAGCCACAGCGCAGGACTTGCAGGTGGCAAAAGACACCCTTTCTGCCTGCGGCACGGTTGATGAGCTTCGGGAAACATTCAAGGCGCTGCCTGAGCATGTTCGTGAACCACTCAAGCAATACGCAACCGATATGAGCAAGAAATTTGAGGAGGCAGCATGAACGCATTAGTGCAAGGGACTCCAGAGTGGCACGCACACCGGGCATCCAGATTGAACGCCAGCGAGGCCGGTGCTGTGATGGGTGCAAACCCATGGTTTCCAAGATCACCAGCCGACCTGTACGACCTGAAAACCGGTGCAAAGAGTGTCGATGAAAATCCAGCAATGCGCCGTGGTACAGAAATGGAGCCGATTGCTCGCGCCGCCGCAGAGAGTGTGACGGCAGAGCAATTCACTCCAGTCGTAAAGGAAAAGGGGCGCTATTCGGCCAGCCTGGATGGAGAGAACTTCGAAGCATCTGTGGCGCTTGAGGTTAAGTGCCCCATGAGCCCCGACAGCAAGCTGTTCTCTGTTCTGGATGCTGAGAGCCTGAAGGCTGTGGCACCCCATTACTGGTGGCAGCTGGTTCATCAGCAGTATGTAGCCGGATTCCAGCTGGTTCACTTCTGCGCCTACCACCCTGAAGTCGGTGCGCACGTCATCAGTATCAGTGCCGACCAGCTTGTTGCTGACCGTGACGCTCTGATCGAGGCATGGGAGAAGTTTGCCGCCTGCCTGGATAGCGGTGAGCGCCCTGAATCCGACGAAGCCGACGACGACAGCGAAGAAATGGAAGCGCTGGTGACTGGTTATCGCGCAGCAAAAGCGGCAGCAGACGAAGCCGCCGAAGCGCTCAAGGCTGCGGACAAAGCCCTCAAGGATCGCGCAAAGGCGTCCGGTCTGAGGAAGTTGTGTGGATTCGGTTTGACGGTTACCCGCTCCGAGCGCCAAGGAGCGATTGATTACAAGAAGGTGCCAGAGCTTGAGGGTGTTGACCTGGAAAACTACCGGAAGAAATCGAGCGTGGTGTACAGCATCCGGGATTGATTCTCCCCTGGCCGTCTCCCTGCGGCCCGTCTGCCCCACGTTACGGGGCCACCCTATAGGGGTGCGTTCTGAACCCATTCCCCTACGGGAGGCAGGAAGTTTAGGGGCCTGCCACAGAACGCACCACCTATGCGGTGATTGCCCGGTGGCGACGGGCTATACCGATTGGAAGCAGTAAAGGTTGCGGCAAAAAAGGCTCCTATGCCCTGCAGGCAGTGCATCAGGGCTGCAATGACAAAGCGCGGTGCCGCCCAAGCCGGATATGCCTCCGGCCACCGCATCCATAAACAACGGAGACACCCATGACCGAAGCATTGCGCGAACAGATCCTGCAGGCAGTGAAGGAAATCGGCCCCTGCACCTGCAGGGAGATTGCCAACCACATGGGCCTCAAATCGTCCTCCCTGGGCCAGCAGCTTCGCTTTATGGGTGAAGCTGGGCTTATCACCAAGGTGGGCATGGAAGACGGCAAAAACGCCATCTGGGACGACCATCAGGACCGGGCGGCGCAATTGCTTCACAGCTTCATAACCAAACCTGCCGGGGTTCCGCTATGAAACTCACCCCCGAAACAATCCAGCAACTGGCCGCCCACCGCATCAAGCCCTTGGGCGCCCCTGAACGGACCATACAGCGAGCCCAGCGCCTGGTGATGGTGAAGGTAGGCAAAGGCAAGACCGTGCCGGTGGCGCTGCGTGAGGCCACCAGCTTTGCGGCTAAGGAGACTGACCGCTAATGCGAATCCATCAGTACAGCGCCAGCCAGATATGTGTGGTGCGGGACAACGGCAGCATCATCATGCGCACCATCGTTGATGACAACGAGCGGGGCCGTCAGAGCCTGCTGCGCTGGATCGATCGATACAAGCAGAGGAAGGAGACTGACAAGTGAATGCACTTGAGATGATAGCAGCCCTGAAGGGCGCAGACGAAGAAACGGCCATGGAGCTGGTTGAGCGACTGCAATGCGGAGAGATTGACTGCTCAGTATTGCCGACCGGAAAAGACAATGCCGTCCAGCAGGCCCAAATCTGGGCACAGGAAGCGCGCACCCAGAAGGGGATCGTTGAGGAAATCGGCAAGCTGGTTGGTTGCGCCAATGACTGGGAAACGGTTTCCGCAGTCAAAGCCGCCCTATCTGGCGCACAGCAGGGGGCCGCACCCCAGCCCGCGCAGGTGCCGGAGGGGTGGAGGCTGGTGCCGGTTGAGCCGACAACCGAGATGCTTGGTGAAGGAGCTATCGCCCTTTTCGCCCAATCCAGAGAGCCTCTATCAAGCGCCTACAGGAGCATGCTCGCAGCGGCCCCAAGATGCCCCATGCTCACCGCCGCGCCTTCTGGTGATGCCAAGCGGGAGGCGGAGATTAAGGCCGAGGCGATAGAAGGAATGGCAAGACATCTTGAGAATATAAGCCATGACTTTGTTTCACGATACAGGAAAGGCTACATCTGTGCCGCTGGCGAGCTTGACCGTGAAGCCGTCCGCCTCCGCCAGGCTGATGGCGACGATAGCGAGGGGGAAACCCATGGGTAATCTGACGCGACAAGATATGAAATACGGCCACTGCTACGGCTTCAAGCACCAGCCCGAGGAGCTGATTTACCTCGGCTACAACTGGAGCGGTAACGGGCGCTGGCACCAATTTGCCAAAGCTGGCGGCACTGCTGGCGAGGTCTGGGCGGAAATCCCCGACTCCAACCTGTGGATGATCGAAAGCCGCGACGATAGCGAGGGGGTGGAGTGATGGGCAGCTACCACGAAAAACGAAAATGCGTCGATTGCTTTCACACGGGTTTAGATGACTCCTCCGACCATGCAGCAACCTGCATGCATTGTGGGGCCATACAGGGTATCCACTGTGAGGATCACTGCCCGACATGTGGAAAGTCGGGATTCATGGGTGCGGCTTGCCCGATTTGCAACGGTGTTTATCAGCTCATCCCTGATGACTCTACCACCAGCGAGGAAGAGTGATGGAATATTACTGTGAGAATTGCGGGTGCCACATTGAAAGCGGAATGGAAGCTTTCAGTGATGACGGGGATCTGCTTTGCACTGACTGTCTTTTTGAGGCTCGCTGCCATGAAGAATCATGGAACACCAGCGAGGAAGAGTGATGGATAAGCTGAAGCTGTGCCCGTTTTGTGGAAGTGTCAACCTAGCCCAAGATGCGGCACTCAGTGATTACATAGAGTGTCGTGATTGCGGTGCATACGGCCCTGATGGCGGCGTCGAGGGCTGGAACACCCGCGCCGAATCTCCCGAACTCACCGCAGCCAATGCCCGCGTTGCAGAGCTGAAGCGTGTCAACGCAATCATGGATGAGGAGCTGCGCACCAAGACTCAGGCGCTGTTTAACCTGGAATCTGAGAATAAGGTGCTGAAAGACATCGACGCGCACCGGCAGCCGCATTTCGAATCTCTGCAACAAGAATACTACGCCGAGCGCGACCGGCGCATGAAGCTGGAAGAGGCGCTGGGCCAGTTGCACGATTCAGCCAGCGAGTACGCCGCCGACCAGTCCGGGGCAAATGACCCAAGATGCGGGGTTGTTCAGCCCATTTCGGTTGCAGACGGCGAGGCCCTGAATGATGCACTCCGACGCGCCGCCGCCCTGCTGGAGAAGAAGTGATGGAAACCAATCGCGTAGCAATAGAGCAACTGAGTGGGGCGGCGCTGGATTGGGCTGTGGCAAAGGCGTCAGGCGTCGATGTTTCGCTGACTATGGCTTACCCGTCAAATGGTAGACCAGGGTTGGTGCCGTGGGATGACGACGCTCGCAAGCCTTACAAGCCTACGATGGATTGGCGTCAATGCGGTCCACCGATTGAGCGGTACAAGATCACGGTTTATGAGGACGAGGGAAGCGGCTTTGTTGCAGGTACGGACTTATCTATTGAGATAGGCGGTGATCTATTCCTGAAGAACGAGCAGTGCGGGGCCACATACCGGCAAGCTGCCTGCCGCGCCATCGTAGCCGCCAACAACCCATCCGGCTATGTAGAAGTGCCTGCAGACCTGCTGGAGACCGAATAATGCCCTACTTCCGCGCCAGTTTCCGCCACACCTTCAGCAATGGCGACACGGTGGAAATGACCAGCAGCCCGTACCGGGCGAACAGTTGGGAGCAGGCCAGGGAGTTGGCCCGGGCGTTTGACTATGACGACGATGTGAGACTGGCTGTTGCTGACAAGTGGGTCAGCGGTGGCCGGCGCGAATACCCACAACTGACAGTGGTGGAGTGACTATGAGCGAGTTAATCAAAATCAGCGAATTCCAGCGCCGCGTCTGGGGCGAGAAAGGCACCCCGCTGACTCGGCAGACCATCCGCAACCAGCTGCAGCATGATGTGCTTCCCGGTGAGCAGATTGGCCGGCTGTGGTACGTCGATTGGGAAGCCTATCAGCGCATGACCGGCAATGAGCTGGCTGACCGCGTACTGAGGGCCGGTTAATGGCGCCACGGCCACGCAAGAAGGGCAACCACGGGCTGCCGCCTAACCTGTATGCCAACGGCAAGGCGTTCATCTACCGCCGGCCAGACACTGGCACGCGCCACGGCATGGGCACCGACAAGCGCAAAGCCATTCAGGCCGCCAAGGTTCTGAATGCCGAGCTTTGCCAGCCTGACGACCTGGTGGCGGTGGTGCTGGGCACCCAATGCACCATGGCGCAGTTCCTGGACAGCTACGAAGCGGACGTGCTGCCGCACCGTGACCTGGCCAAGGCAACGCTGGATTTGTACGCGGTGCGCATCCGGCAGATCCGCGCCGCCCTGGGCGATATGGCCATGGACCAGATAACCATCCGCCACGTTGCCCGATTCCTGGACGACCTGACCGCCCGGGCCGCCAATCAGGCTCGCGCCCTGCTGGTGGACGTATTCGCCCATGCTATCGCGAAGGGGTTTTGTGAAGACAACCCGGCGGCGGCCACTATGGCTCGCATCGAGAAGAAGCGGCGCAAGCGGCACACAGTGGAAGGCGTGGCCGCTATCCGGGCCAAGTCCCCGGCTTGGCTGCAGAATGCCATTGACCTTGCCTTGGTCACAGCCCAGCGCCGGGAAGACATTCTGAACATGAAGTTTGAGGATGTGCGGGACGGTGCCCTGTATGTGGTGCAGAGCAAGACCAAGCGGCATACGGACGCTGGATGGCTGCGGCTGCCTCTTACCCCCGCCCTGCAGGAAATCATTGCCCGGTGCCGTGACAATATCGCCTCGCCCTATCTGATCCACCGCAAGCCAGAGCGCAAAGTGAAGAAGGCAGGCCACTGGACCAAGGTTGATAACCGGTATTTGACCCGGGCATTCAAAGCGGCCAGGGATGCGGCAGGCTGCTACTCGCACCTATCGGACGAGGAAAAGCCGGGCTTCCATGAGCTGCGTGCACTGAGCCTGCACCTGTACAAAAAGGCAGGTAAGGACGGACAGAAGATCGCCGGGCATGCCAGCAGGAAGATGACGAGAAACTACGAAGCGGACCACGAGGATGTGGTGTGGGTGGAGGCTGTGCCGGATCTGGATATTGGCGAGATCACGGGCTGACTTTTCATTTTATTTTCATTTTGTTTTCATCCGGCCCAAAAATGAAAAAGGTCAGACACCGCTAAGTGACTGACCTTTCAGGGTATTCTTGGTCGGGACGGGAGGATTCGAACCTCCGACCCCTTGCACCCCATGCAAGTGCGCTACCAGGCTGCGCTACGCCCCGAGATGTGCTTGGCAGGCAGAGCTACCAAAGCGGCGGCAATCATAGCGGATTTGGTGGGGGGATGGAACCGGTAAAGTGCTGTTTGGTCAGGGTTTGAGCGATGGAGGGGACAAGCTTCAAGCTGCAAGCTACAACGCGGGCTTATGCCGTGCCGACTGAGTGCCCTCGGCCCGCGTCCATTAGCGTCGGAGTGCGGGATGAGCGGTGGCTATGTGTTTGGGTAATAGGGTCTTTTCTGGTGGGCCCGGTGGAAGGGCTGCGGGCTCTTCGCCATGCGAGCATGGGCTCCAACGGGGACTCGCGGGCATGAAAAAGCCCCGGGAGCTTGGCTGCCGGGGCTTTTTTCGCCTTGCAAGCAAGGCTCCAACGGGAATGGGGCTTAGGAGGCTTTGAGGACGTCGAGGACCTCTTCCATCTCCACGATCATCTGCTTGATGAGCTGGTGGTACTGGGTGGCCTGTTCGGCGTTGGCGCCGCCGGTGAGCTGCTGGCGGGCACCACCGATAGTGAAGCCCTGATCGTACAGCAGGCTGCGGATCTGGCGGATCATCAGCACGTCCTGGCGCTGATAGTAGCGACGGTTGCCACGGCGCTTGACCGGCTTGAGCTGGGGGAATTCCTGCTCCCAGTAGCGCAGCACGTGGGGCTTTACGTCACACAGGTCGCTGACTTCACCGATGGTGAAATAACGTTTCCCTGGAATCGCCGGCAATTCGTCGTTATGACTTGGTTCCAGCATAGGCCTCAACCCGTTGTTTTAATTTTTGTCCTGGACGGAAGGTGACAACCCGGCGGGCGGTGATGGGAATTTCCTCACCGGTTTTCGGGTTGCGCCCTGGCCGTTCACTCTTGTCCCTGAGATCGAAATTGCCGAAGCCGGAGAGTTTGACAGGCACGTTGTTTTCCAGCGAATGGCGGATTTCTTCGAAGAACATCTCCACCATTTCTTTCGCTTCACGTTTGTTCAGGCCAAGCTCTTCGAACAAACGCTCGGCCATGTCCGCTTTGGTCAGCGCTCCCATCAATAGCTCCCTAACCCTTCCTTAATCAG